TGTATAGTTTTTTCGTGGGTAATCTGTCCTGAGCGTCGAGCTGCCCTTCTTCCTGCCCTCTCAGGTATAGATATAGTTACCAGTAAAGGCGAACTAACTTGATTAACATATTGAATTTGGACAGTAGCATCCATACTACCATCTTGCGGATCAGGTGTTAATCTTACATAATCTTCAATACTTATAAAATGTGAATCAAGTGAAGGATCGTAGTAGGTTGAAGCACTCCCATTTTTAGGATCAATAGGGTCACCAAATTCATCTCTCCCTCCATTAGTATCATAAACAAAATACTCTATATCAGTATTATCACCCTCAATTTCTCTATCTATTTCAAACCCTCTTAGATAGATTTCACCTACTACACCATCGTAATTACCTACAGCGTTAAGTTGTATAGGAGTTATGATATCATAATCACTAGGATCAGGTATTACTTGTATTTGAGAAAGTTGTATCATACATCAATATTGCTTATTGTTGTAAAGAATTCGTTGGAATTAACTGAAAGAGGGGGTGTAGTTACTGTTTCAGTTAGTACTTCACTACCTTCAAATCCTTCAATATTAAAGTTACGTAAGAAGAAATTCTTAGCTGACAAACCTACATTTGTTGTTGATACTGGTGTTGTAAAAGAAAATCCGCAATAGATATTGTCTAAATTATTAAAATTAGTTAATCTAGGTTCTATATTAATAGTTGTTAAAAGAGTGTAATCAGTAGTATTATCTTCTCTAAAATCGATATGTATTTTTTGACCTAAATTAACATATCTAAATCTCAAAGCTCTAAAGCTATTAGTTGATAAAGAACTAAAAACGTTAGACATAGTTGATAGTGGTGAGTTAGCTCTAACGTTATGTAAAACGTCTCTAACTATTAAACTCTCTCTATTTATTAAATGAGGTCCTACCCCAGGCCTATCATCCCTACCAGATAAAGCATACATACCAGTAGAATCAAAAGCTACTTTTACTAAGCTGCCACTTAAAATACCACCCTCTAAAAGAATAGTTGAGTCATCTTCAGTTTTTAATACTAATGGTGATTCAGTTAAGAGAGCATGAGCAGATAAAATAAACTCCGGATCTTGATCTCCTATAAATTGACCAGGTAATGAAGAAATAGGCGCCTGTAGATTAGTAATAAAGGTACTAAATCCTAGCTCATAATTAGCTGGATTAGGAATATTTTCAGCAGGTAAACTATATTCAAACGACCAGGTAATATCATAGTTTGAATTAAATTTTTTACTCTGTTCAACAAAAGTAAAGTATCTCGCTTCTGCTGGAAGTTTTATGTCACTAGGAAAGGCCATTAATTATATTTAATTACTCAACCCTTTATGAAAGTACAGGTATAGGAATTAGTTAAGTTAAGCTTAGTCTTAAAAACTAAATAATAACCCATTTTCATTAGCTCTTTTTTAAGAGTATTCATGTAATCTTCGTGAATATTTACAAGTATGCTTCCTGTATCCTCATCAAAAAGGACATAGTCGGAGAACTCCTCACATAAAGAACTTCCTTTCCATACACTTGCTTCCATTTAAATATTTATTCATCGAAAGCGTTAATTATTCTTTCTATTTTTTCAATTAAAATAGCATTATTCGCGAATAAATTAGAATCCGTAGTCTTAAAAAAGGTATTATTAGATAATATCTCCTTTAAAGTAGTAAAATCTTCGTAATCTAAACCTTCAACTATAATTTCTTCCATATTTTAGTTATATGAAAAAAAGATAAAAGCCACTATGACCATTCTAGTATTACTACACCGTTAGTAGGAGGTGGTCCAAATGGTATCCCGGCATGCGCACCTTGACCTCCACCAGGTGCTGGTGAATTACCAAAATATGAAGAACCTCCTATAGACTCTTCTTTTCCGCTACTATTAGTATCCATCATACCGGACCCACCTTTTATAATGTAACTATTTAAAATATGAGGGCTTGAAGCTACTACTCCTCCTGCAATACCACTAGGAGTCTGACCATTAATCTCTGATCCTGTACCACTTTGTGTTATGAGTGATTCACTTATACCTCCACTGGCTTTAATTAATTCAACACCATCCAACAAAATTTTAGAGTCTGGCCCGGGATTACCAGTTCCTCTACCAGCAGTAGTAAATCCTTCTCCTACTTCAATAGTGAATGTTGTACCAGGAGCTGCTGATAGATTACCTATAACAGTACCGGCTGCACCACCTGGTGATTGACCGCCTTTTGCACCAACGCCTGTTACAGTAAATTTAACGAAATTTATACCATCTGGAAAAACAAAATCATGTGTACCGCTATTTTCAAATACCACCATTCCTGGCGCAGGTCTTTCAATAACTAAATTACCACTTAGTGGATTAAATTCTACACCTGTTTTATCAACTCTGCCAGTACCAGCAGGGTTAAACATAGTGGCTGATAGATTATTCTTAATTGTAAATGTTGGTGAAGTTACACCACCTACAGCTTTAATAATAAAATTCATACCAAAAGCAGAAAGACCTGGTGAAGTATGAGAAGCTGAAGTAACAGGCATTAATGTACTATTAGCGGGATTTTCAGATCCGTAAATAGCTTTTGAAAGTAAATTAGGAACTCTAAAATGATCTGCTGATTCACCTCCTGTATTATATGCTATACCAATAGTAGTAGAAAGTTCAGGGTAAGATGTACTAGCATATTCGTTTCCATCACATTCCAACCAACCATACGGTACATCATTACTAGCTGAAGCAAAAGGCACGATAGTACCAACAGGTAGAACACTTGCGGTAGTAGGTGCGACACCTGTACTTATAATACTCGGTATAGCCCAGTTAAGATTTCCTGATGCGTCAGATTTTAAAAACGTGTTATTTGTAGGACTTACTCCTGGAAAATTATATTCTACAGTGTTAATTTTAAGTTGCGAAGGTAATTGTAAAAAGCTACTAGCTGTAGTAGTACTTCGAAGGATATTATCTACTTTTATAGTTGAACTTAAACTAATTCTATCAGAACTTAATTCAAGTGAACTGCCTAAGCTATCACGACTAAAATTACCTGCTGATAAAGTACCAACAGTAATTTTATTATCGTTACCTATAACTATAGAAGTATCACCAGCACTTAGCAAATTAGATACAACTAACCAATCAGTAGGAGAAGCTCCATTACCGTTTTGAAGAACCTTTAAAGTATTAGTATCAGTTTCAAACGCATAATCACCCGTTACACAAGGTGCTAATGAAGTAACCTCAGCAGCTTTACCTTTATATTTATTTCCTACTACTACACCACCTTTATCAGTACCATTACCAATAAACAATCTATCTGTATCTGTAGTAAATCCTAACTCACCAGCATCAAGAGTAATATTTTTACGATCAGCATCAGTACCCCTTCTTACCAGAAGTTTAATTAAAGTGTTTTCTAAAATTTCTATTGACATTATATTTATTTAATAGTTAAAAATTGGTATCGCGTATCTATCATGTGATTCATCGCTTGCTGGATTTCTTACGTCACCTGATAACGCAAAAGTAATAAAGCCCGCAGAACTTAAGTTAATATTATTACCAGAACTATCTATACCTTTATATACTTGATTGTTGTTTCTGCCTACTGCTTCTATAGAAACAGAATTAGGTGCCCCGTTAAAGATATTTGTAATAGGATCTTCTTTATACTTTATAATAAAGTTAACTCCAAAACCACTTAAAATAGCCCCACCAGCAGCATCATCTCCATCTAAGAATTTTTGGTCTCCGGTAAAATCTCCTGCAATCGGCGCAATAGCACCAGCTCCATATAACGTTGCCGGCATGCCACCACCTGTTAAGTTAGGAATACCAAATGTAGTAGAACCATCACCTGCACCATAGCTCTCATTTAATACAGCAAACAATTCAGAATATTCCGTTCTACTTAGAATTCTACCATTAGCTAATAAGTAACCTTCAGGTACTGAATTAGTAAATGCTCGAGCATGAGGTAAAATAGTACCAACTGGAATTGAACTACCAGCTCCTTGAGTACCTGAAAGTGATAAACCAGTAACTACGTCAAATATTGAACTCTGTAAAGACTTAATTAAACCATTATTAGTAGTAACTCTCTGTAACTCTGGCAGATCTGCGTTATCAGTTGAAGTATTACCACTTACATCTAATTCACCGTTAGCTATAGTAAAATTACTTACATTTACAGTTCTAATTATTGATCTAAGCTGTCTACTTATAGGGTCGATTTCTAGTCCACTATTAACTAAATTACTACCTGCAGTACCAGCCCAGCTTTCTGCAGATATAGTAACATCACCTACCCCCTTAAAAGCTAATCTATCCTCAACATCAAATTCGAATTGTTCAGTATTGATGCTAACTTTAATTGGTTTATTATTTCCTCCTACTAATCCTGAAGATAGTGCAGTAGTAGCTATTTCTCTCTCAGTAATAGACGCAGCAATAGGAGAAATAGATTGTGCATTTCCTGATATCTCGTAGTAATCGGAGTTAATATTAACTTCAGCTACCCCTCCTATACTTGATAAAAGACCTGTTCCGAAAAAATCAGGGGTAAAATATGTTGAATTGAAATTGCCAGGATTAATTGTTAATTTATTGTTAGCATCAAATGAAATGAATGTATCATCCGGTACAGTACCAATATATGCATAACCAGAAAGAGAATCGTTATAATTAGTAGATGTTAACATATATAATCTACTATCAGCATATCCTATATCTCCTACTTGTAGTCCAGGTGAACTATCAGGACCTAAACTTGAATTATTATTAAATGGTCCAACATTCTTATTACTAACTGATTGACCACCGAATGTAGATCCATCCCCAACAAATAATCTCCTTGTATCTAAAGTAAATCCTATTTCACCTTGATCAAGAACTATAGTTTTGCGTTGGGCGTCTGAACCACGCCTTACTTTTAATTTTACTATGCTTATATTTGCCATAAATTTATTTTATGATATTCGTTTCCATACGTACACACCATACGATGGTGGTATATTATTATGTGCTATATTGTCTCCTACCGGTGCTGAAACTCTTGTATTAATAACACTCTCATCTCTATTTATTACATTAGATGGTGCTGTAGTAATAGGTACATCATTATTTTGCGTTAAAAAATCTCCTGCAGTAGCATCTCCTATATCAACCGCTCCAAGCTCTAACGCATATTCATACGGTGTCTTTGTTAATGTTACAGGTGCATCTGCCGCGGCTCCATAGTTTATGAATGGCCTCGCCCGGTCGAGGCCATGTGATCTACCAATCGTTACATTAGAATCAGAAACAAATCTAGTCTCTCCATTCCATATACCTATCATTTCTTTAAAGTTATAATCTACTGCCCAATTAGTAATATAAGAACTTCTTACTGCTTCTGAATAATTAGCAGCAGACCCTCTATTAAAATCAAAATCTAAAGCATATAACCAAGGATAAGCAAAAACATTATCTTGAAATGATGTATCTCTATAGTTAATTAAAAATTGAGGATTATATTCCCCAGGAAAAGCATAAACTTTTCTACCTAATGCTAATCTAGCTCTCTGTTGTTCAGCAAAAGTAAAAGTAGCATCTCTAGTACCTACATTTGGTGCTTGAAATGATAAATTAGTACCTGCTGGGTTAGGTATTTGTACATCAACTGCGCCTATATTTACATCATGGGTATGAGCTGGTAGATTACCTTGCGTTAAAGTAGTTAAATACTCACCAGCTGTATCACCATTACCGCCTCTTAATCCTAAAGCCTCCTCTTCCTCACCCCCGGGGCAAAATTCTCTTGTATCTCCATTTTTGTCAGTTAAAGTTCCAGTACCTACTAGAAATCTACCTTCAGCTACTTGCTCCCAGACAGTACCTGCTATTCTATTAGTAGGGTTATCATTTGTTAAAGTTAGTTGTATACTTCCTATAGGATAAAAACTATCTAACCATTCTAGAGGAGGTCGAGTAGTAAATCCTTGAGGGTAAATATAATTACTAATTACAACACGATCTCCGCTTAACGCTAATCCTGTGGAATTACCAGCTCCATCAAATACTTTATTTAAATCAGTAGAAAGTTCAGCTCCACTTAAATGTAAAAGGGAAGTATATAAATCAGAAATAAATTGATTTTCTAAACTCTCAGGCATATCATTATTTATTCGTTAAACCTTAAATACTACTGTTCAATAGCACCATATATTAATCCTCCAGTTATTGTATAATTAGAGTTATCTATAGTAACCACAGCCTTTCCACCTTTTCCGCCTTTAGGAAGATCACCACTTACATCCCCTCTTTTTCTAAGACAATCGCCCCCATCAGCTCCCCAACCGCCACCACCAGCAGCATTACCCCATGGTCCTTTTATTATCCCGAATCGTTCAGTGCGGCTTCTTGTTGTTGAGCTTACCGTTTCACCAGACTGATTATTATCTCCTCCGTGACCTCCACCGTATATTTCGCTTTCGGGATTAACTGCTGTACCACCTTTTGCATCTGCAGCTAGTACTCTACCTCCACCTCCTCCACCACCATGAGGATCATTTCCTTTTCGTTTATATCCTCCTGATCCTGCACCACCAGATTCACCTCCCCCGCCACCGAAGTAAGCATCTGGATTGCCGGGCGCGCGAAGTTGGCCTCGCCGGAGAAATCCTCGTATAGTCGTCGTAATAGGTAGATTTCTCCATTGACCTCCATTACCACCTGGTAAACCTGGAGCGCCTCCTTCGCCTCCTGATTCCCATGCATTTGGCTCACCAGGTAATTTATTAACATTGACATATGATCCTACGCCTCCTTTACCTCCGCCGGCTCCTCCACCGCCACCACCAAAGTTACCAGTAGCACTACCAGCACCTCCACCACCTCCACCAGCAATGCCTCCTTGATTAACAATAGTAATCCTATCCGTAGTATTAATAAAGATAGCATCTCCACCATCCCAACCATCCCATCTACTTTTTCCTGGAGGTGCACCTATAGACCATGATAGATTAGGATACCTACCTGCTGCGTAAGAACCCCCGTCTCCTCCTCGTCCCATTATATATCCATTATTAATAAGTCTTAATCCACCTGGCCAATTGCCTGTTGTTAAAGCAGGTTTGTCCATATCATCAGAATAAATGTATACATTAGGTCTAATAGTAATAATAGCTCTATCTACTCCATTCCATCCTCTATCTCTGGCCCATTCTTCAAGATTTAAGCTTTCTTTATTTTCAGTAATATTTGCTCTAAATACAGGATCAGCTTCTATTATTTGTGTACCGCCACCTATTTCAGTATTAGGTTCATTAAAGTCAACCTCAACTCTTCTCCAAGCGTATAATCCATAATTAGGAGGTATGTTGTTATGAGTAGAAGTATTACCTTGATTTCTAGAAGGTATAGTCATTGACCCTCTTACTTGCGAGTTAATAAATAAGCTACTATTATTTGTAGCTTGTGATACTTCTTCATTAAGCTCTTTTAATCTATCTACACCAGCTAAAGCTATAGCAGCTTCATCTTGTCCTAACACTTCTATAATTATATTACGAGCTTTTATTAAATCTGCTGGACTAAATCTACCTGGATGAACTCTATCACTATCACGAGAATCGTAATCAGCTTGTTCAATAGAAATACCTCCGGATACCCATTCTACTCCTACTGGTCGTGGGCTATTAGTAATAAAAATTTTAGTATTTGGTATATTACTATCTAATAAACCAGCCCATCCCGGACCACCTACTAGTGATCCGCCCCACCCTGCTAAGGAAAAACTTGCAAGCTTAGGTTCGAAATCAACATTAGAATATCTAAATCCTTCTTCATGTCTTTTTCTAATTAAAAAATCTCTATAATTAGATTGACCTTCAAAAGAACTGTTATTTTGAAATGCTTGAATTTCATCTTGACCTAACAAATATGAAAAGGGATTATTTGCAACATTAGGAATTAAATTAGCTGATGATGTTGTATATACTTGTTCTTGTGTTAAACCTCTTGGATTAACTCTTGGTCCGAAGTAAAAACAAAAAACATTTAATAAAGAAGGTGAAGTACTTTCAGTATTTTGACTTTTTATAGCAGTCTGTACATTAACATCATGAGTATGTGCAGGTAAATTATTTTGACCTAAAGTATTAGTAAATTCACCTACTTTATCACCAGATTCATTACCTATAGACCCTGGTGAAAATCTTGGATTAGAACCACCTACACCTACAAAAAATCTACCAGGACTTTCAAGTACCCATTTTGTACCTGCTATTCTATTCGTAGGATTGTCATTAGTTGTAGTTAGAATAATACTTCCTATAGGATAAAAGCTATCCAACCAATCCCTTTGTATGCTGCTTTCCGGTAAAATATAATTTTGAATATCTACTCTATCGGTTATATCACCATCTACATTTCTACTACTTAAAGTTAGTCCTGAAGTGTTACCTATTCCATCGAATACTCTATTATATTCTTGTAATGTAATATTAAACCCACTTAAATGCAATAAAGAAGAATAGTAATCTGCTATTCTTAAACCTTTTAAGCTTTCTCCTCTATTTGACATAATGTTATTTAATAAGAACCTCCACTACTACCACTGCTACTATTACCACCACTGGTATTTTGTCTTCTATTACGAGAATCATTAGAAGTCATTCCATGAGATGAATATCGAGGTTGAGGAGATTCAATAACATCTGGTACAGATTCTACTACTTCAACTGGTGTTACATTTACATTTACTATAGGAGTTAGATACGCATGAGGTGAATCTATATGTAGTGGTCCTACCATATACCCTTTATCTGGATGTACATGATAGAATCCAACATAATCTTCACCAGTATCAGTTAATATAAACTCTCCTCCTCTTGTATATTGATTAATTATAATTTCATCTGTTTGATCAACTTCAATTACATTAACTTCATCTTCATTATCATCCTGCGAAACTATAATATTAAAAATAGTTTCTTGTAATTTATAAATTTGATCAAAAACTCTAGAAACTGTATCATAATTTACTTCTTCATTATCATGAAACTCTAAATTTCTAAAATCTATATCTACACCCTCATAAGATACTAATTTACCTAAAATTGGTATACCTTCTCTAACTTCTTTAAACGGTATTACACTAGCATTTAAAAATACGTTAACCGTATCTTTAATAATGTTCTGAAGCTCACTATTAATTGATATTCCTAACCCTGATTCACAACTTATAATTTGTTCATATAAATTTTCTAAATCTAAAGGAACAAAGTTTTTATATAATATTTTACTCTCTTCCATTAGATATATTCTACCTATATTATGTAGAAGATAATATAAATTTGTATTATTTTTACCTACTAAGAAATTTAAATTATTATAATTATTAGAAGGTAAAGTATTAGAATTAAATTTTTTCTGTATCTTATCAAAACGCTCTAAAGTACTTTCAAAAAACATATCTTCTAAATAAAGTAAGTTTTTATTAGAAGGAAATCCTGCTACATTTTCAGGGTTTGAAATAAATCTAGAAGAAATAGCTCCTTCATCATCTATTATAAAAATATTAGAATCGTTACTCGAAAAATAAATCGTTACAGTATCTTTTCTCTGATTAAAAACAACTTCTGGTTTAAATCTTTTTAATACTTTAGGGTTAAATGGTAAAACATAATCTCCCTCTACGCTACTAACTTTATCGATATCTAAATGGTAAATAAAAAATTCTTCAGCATCAAAACCATCTAAAGAAGTTAATATTAATAAAGAATCATCAGAATCTCTAATATCAAATTCTAAAATTTCTTCACTAGGGTTAGAGGTTACTACATTATTAATAAGTTCAAATGTATATTTGTTAACTATCTTAATCTTAGGCTGCTGTAAATTATTTAAATTTTGTTGCTGTAGTCTGTTCGCTCCATGGGTACGGCTATTTATAAGGTTACCATCTTCATCAGTTTGAACATCTAAACGTTCCGTATATCTATAACCTAAAATATTATTACCTAAGCTTACTTTATCATCTATAACATTATCCTCTAAACTTATTTGATCAACAAGTTTTAGAACCCTACATTGAGAAACAAAGCTATTATCATAAAGCTTTAAAACGAATCGCTCTTGCCCAGCGTTGTTAAGAGATTTTTCTAAAGCATATAAAGTATCAGTATTATTATCGTAACTAAATCTCTGAGCGCCTTCAAATACATCTTCTTCTAATCTTACTAAACTACCTCCAGTAGCAAAAGTACCTGAAAACGTATATGAAGAAGTAGAAGTAGTAGTAAAATAATTAAATGATTTATCATCATATATAAAAACCATACTATCTACAGTATCATCTAAAACCTCCATCCCAGGTACTTTATCTATAAAGCTAAAAGGATCAATTTGTATAGGAAATTTATTAGTTTTAGCTAATTTAGTATCATCATTTCTTATATCATTTTTACCACTAGATAATCCTAAAAAATAACTATCTTCATTTTCTATAGAATTTAAAAAATCAAATAAATCTGGATTAGCTATAATATTTTTTGAATATATAATTAGATTATTCATATTCAAAATTTGTAAGTTAGTATCAATAAAATTTTGATCAATTATATTTCTAGGTGAAATTTTTGGTTGTTTTAATGTATTTGTATTTTCAATCGAAACTGTTCTATCAAATTCAAATTTGTTTAAAAAGCAATTAGTTAAAAATGTATCTTTACCACTTAGTAATTTAGATGACGTGCTAAAAGACTTGCCAGTATAAGCTTTGCCTTCTTGGATATTAAATAATCCACTGTAATCAACTCCACTTAAAGTAAAGGAGTCACCATTAGTATATTTAAAATAGTCAATCATTTGTAATTAATAAAGTTTATATCGTTTATAACAGTAGTTTTAGGTAATACATTAGTAATATTATTAAGCAAAATATTTTTAACCTCTTGCGATATATCTGGACTAATATTTAAATTCTTTACATTTATATCAACTATATTACTCTTATTCTTAAGATTAGTGTTAATAGAATTAACTATCTTAATATTATCTGTAAGATTTCTCATTCCACCAGGTAGTGAAATAGTTAAGTCTTGAATTTCATCTATGTTAATTCCAAAAATATATCCAAGCTCTTGGTATTTTTGTAAGGGTTGTAAAGTTAAGTATAAGTTATCGATAAACAACTTATTAGTTGCATCATTAAATAAAATTTCAATCTTATTATCAGCATTTGCTTGCTGAATAAAAATATCACCAAATAATAGTTTTTTAGTAAACATTTGAAAAGCATTTATTTCAAATGAAAATATTATATTTGTATTAAGATATAAATTACATATTCCTTCAACAGCATTAAAGGATAAAAATATATTATTTTTTTCAAATTTATCTATATCAAAAGTATGCGAAAAGCTATTTTGTAATATACGGGTATCTAAATCTGTACCCGCAGTGCTATTATCAAATAAATTAAATTCAAAGTTAACAGTATTACCAGTTTTACTAAAAACAAATCCACCGTTAATATCGTTACTATCTGAAAATATATCAAAATCCCCAGCTTCATTTTGATAAGTAAATCCTAAACTAAAGCCTCCATTCTCATTAATAGTATTAAAATAGTTATTTACTCTATTGTTAATTCTCGCAGTATCACAAAAATTAGTAGGTGACTCTCTTAAAAAGTCTTTTCTTTGAACTCTTACATACTTATACCTTTTCTGTGGTTCAAAAGTTAAATCACTCTTTTTATCAAAATATAATTTTTTCTTTACTGAATTTTTTAGTGTAGCATTATTTCTTACTATATTTTCAACTGCTTTTTCATATGTAACGTTGAAGATAGGCGATGCTGCTAAAGCTTCTTCTTTTGTAGTATAGTCAGGATAATAATATCTATCTACCCAAATACTCTCTTGACCTATTCCACCTGAAAGCCAAGTACATAGATAAGTTACATTATCCTTTTCAATAGAATCGTCATCTAACCTATACACCCTATCAGATAAATCAGGTCTCTTGAAAGAAAACGAACCGCATTTTGTAAATTTTGTATCATTAATATTTAACTTAGTAAATGGTTCCATTGAGGAAGGTGTAGTAAAGAAAGTTGTACCAGGTTTAATAATTATATCAAAATTATTATATACAAAATTTAAAGCTAAAGTTTCATTTTTCTCACTATCTATATCAGATAGTATGGATGTATACTTTCTTAAATTCTGACTAAAAATAGTAGTTTCAGAAGTAGAAAGTAAGTTATTAGAGGAAGTAAATTGATCTTGCGTATTAACTATATTTTTAAGATTTATTAAATTAAAATTTAACTTATTATTATTTGATGAGCTGTATAAAAGATAGTTTGAAGGTAAATTAAAATCACTTTTACTATTGTCAACCTGTCCGGCATTATTATAAGTAATAAAGCTAGTATTATAGGGAGAAGGTATACTTAAATTAATTTCTTGATTTAATTTTATAGAACTGTTTGCTATAAAAAACTGATTTGCTTTTGTAGTATTACTATCTATTAATTTAGCTTTTAAACTATTTCCATCACTTAACAAAATATACTTACCATCAATTTTATTTGAATAAAGATTTATAAAAGTATCTCTTTTATATTTTATCAAATTATATTCTATATTACGTCCGCTTGAGCTGATTTTATTCTCAGCTACAAAAATTACCTTTCTGTTATTATCACTATCAGCTGCATCATCACTCACAACTAGAAAATATCTAATATTATTTGCTATGGTACTAACTCTACAAATAAAATCATCAATAAAGATTATTTCAAAATCACTTGCTTGACTACTTCTTTCAGTAAAAGAAGTTTTTCCATAATATTCAGCATTAAAGATATCATCACTATCTTTGAAAGAAGATAATGATGGTGTATTGAAAGATAGATAGTTTTGACTTGAAGTTGTAAAGTTTAATGTAGTAAAAAACGATTTAGGTTTAACTTTTATTTCTTTAGTAGAAATAACATCATCTAATAAAAATTCGTCCGTAAGATAAAAATTAGTAAAATTTAAATTCTTAAAATCTTGAATGCCTGATAAAGCTGAAATAAAATTTAAACTAAAGTCTCCATTATAGGTTTGTCTATACTGATCTAATGTCATATCCATAGGACATATATCAGCATCTACTGAACTTAAAGCACTTAAACTAGATTTAACCAAACAACCCATTTTATATATTTATTCTGAGTTCTCTTTATAAGATTTGTTATCAAGTTGAACCAAATAACTGTTATTTTTAGTTAAAAAGGTAACTCTAGAGGTGCTAGTTGCATCATTTAACATGTCGACACCTACTATATCGATATCTTCAACATTTTCATAATAACTTTGAGAGTTAACTATTATAGGTACATTAAAACGCAAAGTTTCTCCAGTAACATACCCTATATTCATTTTAAAATTAAGTGACTTTTTCAAAGCGAAAGAAGAAGGGTAATATTTATGCGTATAATTATTAGTAAATGTTACTGGCGTGACACCTTTTTCTACTTCAGGAAAAATAGATTCAGTTCTATAATCTCTATAAATTTTTATATCAGGATTGAATACATCAGATCCATCGCCCCAATCTATAGTAACATAGGTAGGAAATACTTCTGTGTATATATTAGAGATATCCAAAGTAACTTCAGTAAAATCAAATAAATTTATTTCATCCAATATCTTTTCTGAATTAATATCTGCTTTTGTAGATGATAATGATAAATTAAAAGTGTTCATAGTATTAAAGCTGCAGAAGAAAGAGGTAGTTTAGAAGTTGAAAGAGTAGGTACAGAAGAAGAGAGAGTAAATATAGCATTACTTAAATCTAAAGAGCCTAACTCCTTTTCAAAATTATCAGTAAATCTACTATTATTACTACTAAAGGTAGTATTGTCCAAGAAGTTTACACTATCTTTATATTCAAAGAGATAGTTAACTAATAAAGGACCTTTATTAAGATCTTTAAGTAAGACAGCTAAATTAAATTGTTCATTATCACTATTATAAGTTAAAAATGGCTTTCCACTTTCTACATAAATTGAATCAAATGAAGATAAATTAAAATTACAGTTTTCAGCATTATTACCTGTAGTAGGAAAAATTTGCACTGTTTTATCTTCCTGGAAGTTATACTTAAAAATAGTTGGATAAACTCTAATATTTTTAAATGTAATTTGTTCTTTTTGCAGTCTACAATAAAATACATCACTACCAACTTTCAATCGATTACTTACTTTATCAAAGAAATTAGTATTAATATTCAAAGTAGATGTAAACGTATTAGGTGTTACAAACTTATTATCTTGATACGAAGTCTTTTCAGTTATTAAGAACGAGCTAGTTTCAATAAACAAAGTATCATATAAAATATCAAAATTTACAACTTTATTTGATAGCTCATGACATATAGTAGTATTATATTTACCCGAAAGATAATCTAATGTTTCAGTTAGCTCTTGTACAGCTGAATCACTTGAAGCCTTGTTAATATTTTTTACATAAATTTTTCCAATATGTTTTTGTCTATCAAAACTGGATTCAGTAGCTGTATCAATAGTGGAAAACGAAGAAGCATTTTCAGCATCTACAGTATCATTATATAAAAATCCTTCTTCAGCTTGGTTGTAATTAAAAACTATATTGTCAGTAAATCTAGAACCATCGTAATTCTGTACACCATTACCACCAGATAATCTTACATTATAAGTAAAGTTACCTGAAAGACCTTCATATAAAGCTATTCCAGGCTTGTAAGCTGTACCTGGTCCAGTATTGTCGCTTAAAGCTCTAACTACTGTTAATCCTCCATCATAGTAACCTATACCTGCTTCTACTAATTCGGAAAAATAAAATTGATCTGCACTATCGCTAAAAGCACTTAGACCTGACTTAACGGGATCAGCTAATGCTTCAGCATCGGAAAATCTAAAATAAGCACCTTCTTTAATATCAGCATCAAACGTAATTGAATCAGGCCTTGTATAATCTACTTCTAAATAACTTGAAGGTTGTATTAGCTCTTGATATGGGTTAAAGAATCTACTAAAAATATAATATGAAGATAGAGGTAAATCAGGTGATTGGTCTCCCGGCGCATCAAAACCATTAGTAAAGCTTTCTAAACCTGATCTAATAGTTTCGGTATAAGTAGAACTATCAGTTATATCATAATCAAAATTATATCCTTCGTTATATAAATCGTCAAAAAATGTATATCCATTTATAACTAAATTTTTAATAGTCTTAGGAATTTCAAAAGTTAAATTATTTCTATAATAGTCATTATCTTTTACTAGACCAAATATATTACCAAAAATATCTTTTTTACTATCATCAATATAACCTTGATCGTAAAGATAAGATAAATCAGTATTTAAATCTCTCTTATCTTCTATTTCCGATACATACCCTAAAAATGATGTACTCTCTTTATCAGTATTAGGTTGATTTTTTGCTATACCTTTACTGCTGTTATTTATAGAAGTAGAAGTATCTACTATAAAAGTAAGAACGGAATCAGTATTAGTAAATAAATTTGGATCAGGAAATATGTAAAATTGATTAGGCTTATAATCTTGCTTAGTAAAGAAATCTATTCTCTTACCTTGAATAGTTACTACACCAGAATTGTGAGGTCTAAAAAATCCTAAATCTCTTTCACTTATTATTTGATCAGAAAATATAGAAGCTGTAGAAGGATAATCTTGATTTAAAAAGTTTGCATGAGGTTTATCAGCTTTAAAAAGTATCCCCAAGTCGGGAGTTCCGTTACTGTCAGTTGACAAATAATAAAAATCAGAACCTATAAATTTTTCAGTTTGTCTTTTTTTAGAACTAAGTGTTTGATCAACTTCCTTTAAAGATTTTAATTCATTACTAAGAGATGAAAATAATTCATCAACTAAGTCTGATTCTAACGTAGTAAATAAACTCGCTTCTTTAGCTAATATACCAGGTTCGTATTCTTTATAGTTAGCTCCGTAGTTATTTACATTAGGAGGTGTGTTAAAATACTGTGAAAAATTATCATAATATTCAGTTAAAGAAACAGATAAATTATTCTTTATATCCTCAATACTATAATCAATCTTACCGGTAGATCTATTTTCTAAAAAGTCTATAATTATATCTTTTGAAGCTTGCTCAACCCCTACGCTACTTCCTTTAACCTTGCTTTTAGTTAATGAATAATGTAAAGTGTTACGCTTCTTCTTATAATAAGCTATAATATCTCTTATCTTTTTACTAAAGAAAGACATAGCAATTTGAATATCATGACTATCGTCAAAATCTAATTGCGTTAAAAATTTTCTCTCTGCATTAGATGAGAAATTTAAAGTAATATCTTTTAAAAAGTCTCTATATCTATCTAAAATAGAACTTGCGTTAGATTGATTCAACGCTACGCTTCTACTATTCCATGTGTTAATGTAATTATTATAAAAAGCAGTTAAAGTTTCAGGCTTATAGCTCTCACTAACTGTTTCTATAAACTTAATAAAAGAGTATGGAGCAAATTTATCTAATGCTTCATCACTATTTACATTAGGATTAGTTATAGACTGGTTTACATTTGGAAACCCTGTAGTAATGTTATCCATTAAACATATTTATCTCTAAAATAGGGATAGACTACTAAATAAAGAGTTTCGTATGTTAATATCAAAGATATTATCATCACCCTCTAGATTTTCTAAAGGTTCGTCAAAACTAACAGTAGTTAATCCACTATTATAATCAATTAAACCACTAAAAATGGTATTATCAGTTACTGCAGAAAGTGAATAAAATTCATAGAAGTTATTTACCGTATTTATATCATATGTACTAGGTAGTATTAGAGGCCAGCCCCAAGTATTACCTCCACTGAGAGAAGAGTTAGTAACTTCAGTACTATAATCGCTAAGCATATATGTGTTAGCATTTTTAGCTCCTCCACCTGTATTTAACCCACTCAAAGCACTTAAAGGTTGAAATGTATTTAATCGTAAATAAGCGTTACTATATTTTTCATAAGCTACTAAATCATTACCAGCAGTAACTTCATATGTTAATGAGCTTACTTCTGGTCCAA